TAAATTATAATATCGCCACTAATATTGTGCTGAATAATACATGGACACTTTACTCATATACGTTTAGGTATCCTTCGGTTATAGGGAAACGTAGAGGAAATAAACCATATTCTGGATTGGCATTCGACCTACCAATAATATCCGGCACCAACTCTCTTCAGATTACTAACGTTAAGGTGGAAAGGGGTGATAGGGTGACTGGATGGATTCATAGGCTTCCACATATCGACCTTAGATTATGTCAACAATTTTTCTGGAAAACCCCATTTGATATCAATACGGTTCATTTTACATGGACTGTCGATTATGGTAATGGTGGTGCTAGATATAGGGTATACTATCCAACTCCAATGATTACCACTCCGTTCTATACGACAAATACAACACTGGTTGGCGTATATACGCCCACAATCGATTATTTTGCAACGGACAGATATCTTGAAATGATCTATTATCCATCGGGATGGACAACATATTCGAAATTTACATATAATGCAGGTAATACATTTAGCGCTAGACTTGCGTAGGAGAACATATGCCACTAACTAAGATTACTGGTAAAATTATAAAAAACCAGACATTCGCTCGTAATAATATTCCTAGCAGTATTACAGATGGCCCGTATACTGGTCCTGTCAATTTGGTGCCGAATCCTAGGTTCATTAACCGTGGTATTACATATCCAGTAAACATTACTGGTGGTGGTGCGTATGTTGCAGATCAAGTTGGATGGAATTACAATGGAACCGGAGTTACCAGAACTGCAACATACATTGATAACATAACTACATATCCAACTACCGGTGCCGGTGTTGGTTTATATGGTGAGTATTTCAATAACAAGACGCTGACAGGGACGCCTGTATTAAGTCGCACAGATGCAACTATAAATTTCAACTGGTCGAATTCATCTCCCATGCAGGTAGTAAATAGTGATTCGTTTTCTGTCAGATGGACTGGTTATGTGCTGCCGGAGTTTAGCGATGATTATGTGTTTTATGTGAAAAGTAGTGATGGTGCTCGTTTGTGGGTTAATAATCAGTTAATTATCGATAGATGGGTAGACCAAGCAACAGCAACCGAACGGATTAGTACCACGATAACACTTGTTGCTGGTGTTAGATATGATATTAAATTAGAGTATTATGACAATACTGGTGCCGCGTCCGTGGAGTTGAGGTGGGTTTGCAATATGCAACCTAAACAAATAATTCCAGCATCTAGATTATATCCGGTGGACGCATTCCGAGTAGATAGCAACCTCGACGTTAATACTACTACTTGGATGAATTTTAGCCAAAGTGGTACATCTTCCGGTTCTACATTCAACGAAATTGTATTTTTGATGGCGGAACCGAGATATATTCCAGATAATTATCCCATCACACTTTCATTTTATGCCAGGTCTTCTGTTGTTGGTGCAAAATTTGAATATATATTTTATGGGGTTGCGCTTGCGTCTGGTAATGTTTCGTCTATATTTGCAACTGATTTGATGCTAACTCCGAGTTGGAGACGCTATACATTCACCGTAAATGCTCCAGTTCTTTCTGGTGCTACTCGACATTCCGGTAGCGGATGGACTACTGCTGGTTTTACTACAATTACATATCCTTATCTCGCCTTCAGATTACCTCGTGCCGATGGCGTTGTTACCATGGATGTGGATATATCTTGCGTTCAGTTGGAATTGGGAAGCGTTGCCACTCCATTTGAAGTGTTACCTACCGCAGTTTATGAAAACAATCTAAGGCATTATTATCATATTCTACCAGAAAATTTTAACGTTTATGGTTGGGATAATTCCACTCCAGCCACAGGAATTTACAAAACGCTATGGTTTCCTGCAACAATGAGAACAAATCCTAGTTGTAGTAACAACTGGTCTGATGTATTCAGATTTGGTGATGGTTATGTTATAAATATTACAGATGAAAGAGCCCAATTAAAAATGACATATTCGGCTGTTGGTACATTAGGTGCGAGATATAATGCGGGCAATACAATAAACTCTAGGTTTTATTAGGAGAATGATATGCCATTAAACAGAATTAGTTCCAAAATGATAGCCAATGGAACAATTGGTAGCTCCAATGTACTATACAATACGAATGGTCCTTTCTCCGGGGATACAAACCTATTAACTAATCCCATGTTTCAGGTTAGACAGGGTATCTCGTATCCGTTGAATGTTACTGGTGGTGGTGCTTATATTGCCGACCAATTCCCATGGTATTACGATGGAACTGGTGTTACCAGAACTGCGACATATATTGAAGACGTTAGTGCTAATGTTTATGGTGCTTCTGCAAACATAGCTGCGCATACAGCTCAATATATGAATGTGACACAATCGGGCACATCGTCCGGTGCGACTTTTAATGATGTCTTCACACCACTACAAACGATTAGAATGCTACCGGACGGACATCCGGTTACATTCTCATTTTACGCGAAATCGTCTACGTTAACAACAATACCAACGGTGTTCTTGTATTTCACTAATGCAACAGGAAGTAATACCCAAGTATTTGCTAGTAATGTTACACTCACCAATAGTTGGGTGCGGTATGTATATACTGGAACATGGCCTACCGTTAGCGGTACAACCAGATATGCTGGGGCTGGTTGGAGTTCTACTGGTTATACTCAATGTTCTGCCGTTACAGTCGGTATCAGACTTCCATTTGCTGATGGTAACGTAGCAGCTAATATCGACCTATCAACGTGGCAGTTAGAGCCTGGTAACGTTGCAACACCTCCCAGAAGAAAACCATTAACAGATGTTGTCGATGCCTGTCGTCAATTTTATAATATAGCCCAAAGTGATTATGCGATTAGTGGGTACGAACAGACCGATCCCTTTGGTGGTATTGGTGCATACGATTGCTATATATTCCCGGTAGGGATGAGAACGCCTCCTAGTTGCAGCAACAACTGGACTGGGCTAGTCAACTATGGACCAGCTTCTGGTACAATTTCGGATTATTCTACCGACATGATTCAATTGAGAATTAGAGGTGAGTATCCTGGTATGGCTGCTGCTCAATATAATGCCAATAACACCTTCAATTCGAGGATACTGTGATGATATCTAGAAGTTTCAAAGACATAAGTTTTGATTTATCACCACATCCGATTACTCAAGATTTGGTTGTTACTAATAATGTAAATGCAATCAAAAGAAGTGTATTAAACCTTTTTCTGACTAACAAGTGAGAAAGACCATACCAAGACGAACTAGGTTCCAATGTTTCGGCTAGATTATTTGAACTTGTCGATTATTCTACTGCAAGTCAGATAGAGATGGACGTTAGAGAGGTGTTGGATTTATATGAGCCGAGAATTACGGTGGATGCTGTGGAAGTTACTCCTGATTTTAAGCGTTACGGATATAGCATAAATATTAAGTTCACGATAATAGGCAGCAACATAGAGGCTGACCTAGCAACGTATCTGCAATCAACTAGGGGGTAGGGATGTTTACGAATCTTGATTTTGAACAGATAAAGCAGTCTCTCATAGAATTCCTAAGAAGTGAAGGAACTTGGACCGATTTTGACTATGAGGGGAGTAATATAAGCACCCTGCTCGATTTACTAGCGTACAATAGCCAGTACGCCGCATTTATGGCGAATATGGTGGCAAGCGAGAGTTTCTTGAGTACAGCTACCGTAAGAGATAACGTGGTGTCTCATGCAAAGGCACTGGGATATTCTCCCACTGGCACTACTGGTGCTGGTGCTTTTTTTAATTTGAGGTTTTCGTTAAATCTTGTTGATTATCCCAGCGGCCTTCCCAAGAGCTTGACAATACAGCCGGGAGCCGTTTTTAGCGTATCATATTCTCCTAACGGAGATAGCAAGAATGTATCTTATACGATTTCGGCTAAAAAGGGTTACACCACGTCCGTTGGTGGTGATGGTGTTGCCAGGTTTGAAAATATCTACCTAAGTGAAGGTATTAGAGTTACAGAGAGATACACGGTGAGTGCAACCGATACTTACCGACAATATAAATTGAATAACGAAAATATCGACTTAACGACTGTGGTAGTTACTGTTCAGGAAAATCCCCCGACTCCAATTCTGACAGAATATACCAATGCCAAAGATTTAATCGATATCGATTCAACCAAGAAAGTATTCTGGTTAGATGAAGTACAGAATGGTGTACACAACATCATTTTTGGTGATGGTGTTTTTGGATTCAGACCTGCAATCGGAGCAGTTATTACGGTTTCTTATCTGGTGTCTAGTGGTGTATCAGCCAATGGCGTTCAAGGAAACTCCAATTACGCTTTTATCGGTACGGTAATCGATAGCAACGGTAATAGGACACTACGGATACCCACCATAGAAAATACTCCAAAGCTTGCTGGTGGTGCTACAAAAGAAGATATCCATAGCATTAAATTTAGAGCACCCAAGTCATTCGCTGCTCAAAACAGAGCCGTAACTGCCAACGACTATGAAGCAATCATTCGACAAGCGTATGCAGCCATTGAGGACATTTATGTATATGGGGGTGAATCACAATATCCACCGCAGTATGGCAAGGTGTTCATTGTAGTTAAACCCACATACGGGAATTACCTGTCTCAGGAAGTTAAGCAGAATCTCTCTAATGAGTTAAAGAAGTATAAGGTTGCTTCTACTAGAATACAATTCGTAGACCCTGGTATTCTCAATATAGAAACCATTAGCAATATCTCGTATAATTCAAGCTTAACAAAGTTAAGTATCGAGGAGCTTAGGTCCAATATTAGAGATTCGTTGACTCGATATTCGTTAAGTCCCAGTATACGAAAATTCAATGGTCTGTTTAGATTTTCTAAAGTCATTTCTTTGATAGATGCCGCTGATGAATCTATTGTAAGAAGTGATAGTTCTGTTGTAATTCGAAGAGATTTACCGATAGTTTACAATACCGCTGCTAGTTATAGTATTACATATGGCAATCCACTGAAAACAGACACAATATTGCCCGTTGTATACTCAGATGGTTTCAATATAAATACCTCGACGGAAACCCATTATTTGTCCGATGACAATAAAGGAAACATCATTCTGTATTATTATGATGCAGGTAAAGGTACTAAGGTCGTTTCTAACTACAACTTCGGTACGGTAGATTACGAGAATGGTATTGTTAAATTAGCTTACGATAATTCGATTACCATTACTAATACCTCAACTCTTGGTGTAGTTCAAATTAGAGCGGTCCCTCGGTTCAGCGACATCAGAGCATATAATGAGATTTATTTGAATTACGACATTGCGGCATCGACGATAAACATCACAGCGGAGTAAATATGTCATACACCATCAGCACATCAGTAAACACGCAATTTCCAGAACATATCCGGGATGATTACAACTCGTTCTGTAATTTTATATCGACTATATATGCTGCTGATGAGCGCTCCGGGTTTAGTTTGGATATCTTAAAGAATATTGTAGAATATAAGCAATATAGCAATAATAGGATAGAACATACAAACCAGATACTTCAAAGTTCAATTACATCATCATCGACTACAATCACATTGGTAGACGCATCAGCACTTCCATTGAGGTATGGTATTGTCAAAATCGATGACGAGGTTGTCATATACAAGAACCGGGATGGTAATGTACTGGAGTCGTTGTATCGAGGTGCAACCCATAAACTAGATGCATATGGCGAATATGTAAAGACAGAAGCCGCTTCACATGCTGCTAGTGCTTCTGTAATCGACTTAACACAATTAGCAGTAACGGAATTTATTAAGTTATCGAATAAGCAATATTTCGATGCTATAAATGTAGATACCATTCATGAGGATGTTAACCGTTTCTTTCTGAACAAAATCAATTCCTTATACCAATCAAAAGGAACTACCAACGGTATTGAAATTTTAATGAAGCTGGTATATGGTAATTTACCGGTTTCTGTTTCGTATCCAGGAGAACAGGTAATCGATTTAAGCGAATCTACCTGGAGTAATAGTGTCATAGTCAAAAGCACTATTATATCTGGTGACTTCAGAAAGATGGAAAATAACACAGTATACTGCGTAGACCCGCTCGGAAACGTTTTGGGTTCCGTGTTTATAGAGAAAGTCAACACTGAATACGTTGACGGCTATCTTCTGTGTAATTTATACATCAATAAAAATTCAGTGGTTGGTATTCTGTATAATGCTAGTACCACATATCTTAGAAA